TGAAACACCATCTTCTTCACAATTTCCATCACTTCACCTCCCTCAGCATTGAGTCCAATGGCTCCAGTCATCAGTCTTTCAATGTTAGCACCCTTTTCATCAAGACTAACAAGGCGATCACTGAGAGCCAGAAAATCCCTCGATTCATCGCTGGTGACAGCATCAACAAACTTAGTGTATTTGTCAAAATCAACTCTCTTGGTCATTTGTTTAATTATCAGGGTTAGTAAGTGTCCAGTTTATCATACCACAACTTGATTAGAAGTTGAAGTCTGCGAATGATTTAGTTTGGAATTTAGGTTGCTCATCATTGTATTTGAATGTGGGCTCTGATTCCATGATGTCTTCCTGAGCTGATTGCTCAACATCATATAACCTCATTTTTGCTCTGTCAATACCCACCACAAACTTTCTGTGGGTGGTGGGGTCATTATATCTGTTTTTGAGTTGTTTGACCATTATTTGTCCCATTCCCTCGAGATCATCATTAGAGATAAGAGCAAACATGAAGTCGGCAGTAGCAGGAAGGCCAAAAGACTCAGACGTATCAGTAAGGGAGACATCAGTAGAACTAAATCCAGAACGTGTTGTTTGTGTGGCGCTGACTATTGGTAAGTTGTATTTTACTGCAAGTCCACGCAACTCTTCGGCAATAGCCTTAACCACAGTGTAACTATTGACGTTGGAACCAGCACGATACCGACTAGAGTTGCATATATTAAGATAATCAATGAATACAATATCAGGTCTGAAATTCTTTTTGAGTTGTAATTCTTTGATGAGTGCATCGAAATGTCCTGAGTGTGCTGAGGCAGTTGGATACTCTTTGATAAACAACTGACCTTGGGTTTTCTTTTGAATGTTTGTTACCTTAGTTTCAAACATTGGACGTGGGATTTCAATGATGTCTTGGACATTAGTATCCAAAAGGTTTGCGTCAATTCTTTCAGCAATCCTTTCTTCTGCCATCTCAAGTGTTACATATAACACATTCTTGCCTTGTAGGAGGCAAGAGCTGGCATAACTACACATAAACAATGATTTACCCACACCTGTGCCAGCAAGGGCAATGTTGAGTGTTTTGTTAGGTATCCCACCCTTAGTTATTTTATCAAAATACTCAAGGTTGAAGGGGATACGCTCCTCTTTCAGGTGATAAAAGTCATATCTCTTATCATAATCATTTAGATAATCATGTCCCACATGGGGGTCAAATGAAACAGCAAGGGCATCTGAGAGGAGTGTGGGGATTTGCCCCCTGTCCTTATCACTATTGCCATCATGGATGCTGATGGATTCAGTGAGAGCAACATAAATTGCTCTCTCCTGACACCACTTCTCAGTGGTTTCAATCAGAAAGTCCAGACTTGACGATGGTGCTCCTTCTGTGAAGATTGAGGTGCAGAGTTCTGCAATTGATTTGAACTCTTCGTCCCCAATTCCCACAAGGGCCTCAATTTCAATTGAAAGTGATTCTTTGGTGGGACAGGAAGAGAACTTAGAAAAGTATTTTTCACAGAGTTCAAATAGAGTGCGTCCGCTGGTCGTCTCAAAGTAAATTGTCTTAAGGTACGGAAGTACTTTTCTGGTGTAGTTTTCATTGAAAATAAGGGAGGAAAGGATAGTGTGTTCAACTGATGAAATCATAAAATATCAAGCACCATAAGAGAATGTGCCTTTAGCAATTACATCCAATTGCTCCATCACTTCTTCAGTGAAGTATTGCTCTGGGTTTTTAAGGATTTCTTTTGCGTAGATTTTTTTGCCTTGGATTTCGTATCTTCCAGCGACATTCTTCCACATCCCACCTTGTTCACCCAGTTCGAGTAAACCATAGTACTTGTCGAGACCTCTCTCATCATAGTACAACCTCACTTCAACTTCTTTATTTTCTTTACTTAGACGCGACTTAGCAGTCTTTGCTTTGATAATGTTTCCAATAACTTCTTTTCCATCCTTCTCTTTCTTCTTGCTAAGGTAGATGATAGTACTAGCAGCGTACTTGAGGCCACTACCACCTCCCATTTCTTTAGTGGGGACATAAGAGCCAATGACGTCGTAAGTGTGATTAGTAACAATGAGAGGAACATTTGCTTGACCTAACTTGAGGGTTAACATCCTAAAGGCACCCTTTACGAGTTGTGACTTGGTCATGTCTCGTACATTCTTATCAGCCAGAGCATCAGTGATTTCTTTTTCAGTTGATAACATCCCCAATGAGTCCAGGATGAACATCATGGGTTGGCGCTCTGATTTTTCTACTTTCAGATATTTATCTACACATTGTAGAGCCTTGGTCCTAAACTCTTCAATGGTAACCACATTCATAACAACGACTCTAGTCGTATCGACGCCTCTGGATTCAAGGAGGGACTTAGTAATAGCAGACTCGGTATCAAAATAAAGTACAATAGCATTAGGATCGCTATCCAGAAAGTTTTTAACCACTGCCAGAGAGAAGAAAGTTTTTCCGGTAGACGACTCACCAGCAATAGCGGTAATTTTATTAGCAGATACCCCACCATAGATACTCCCAGAAACAAGAGCATTAAAGATGAAGCTACCTGAGTCCACATATTCTTCAGTTTCATCGATGTCTTGGGCGAGGGATGCATATTCTGCTCCAATGTCTTTAACTATGTCTTGTAGGAATTTCATGAAAAGAAGTCGTCTAGTGTTGCAACTGATTCGGTTTTCCATCCAATGGTGTCAAGGATGACTTTCAATGGATCAAGAAAACTTTTCTGATACATTGTATCATAATCAATAAACTCTTCAAGTCCAAACTCTTTGGGGAAGTCACCAAGGAATGAGATTACATTCTCTTTGATGTGGTTGGGGAGTTTTAGTTGAATGAATTTAATTTTCTCCCCATCCTGGATGAGGTTATATTTGTTTGTGAGTTTATACTCTTTGATGTAGTGGTTGTAGAGAATGCAACCACGAATGTGAATGGGTGTGCCCTTTCCATAAAGGGTAGTGATGTTTCTGAACTTATCAATGTTATTGGCACTGCGTGGGAAAGCAATGCTTTCAGGGGGAAGTTTATTGAACTCCCCCCTCTTGGTTTCAATGTAATCAATAAGTTCTTGCTCTGTGCCTGTCATAATAATATTCAGGCAGTCTTTAATGTATTTGCGACAGGGTGCAGGTGTTGAGGACTTCACTGCTTCAATGCCCATCATCTTGAGTTTGGGTTCCTCATATCTAACCCCCTCATTGTCCCACACATTCAAAATGTATCGCTTCTTGGCTGTCCAGATGCCCCTGTCTGCAATGCATTCCCTCTTCATCACAAGGGTTTCCTCATAACACTGGAGATAATCAGACAACTCTTTGTATGACTTCTCAATGTATGGTTCCACCTTATCCTGACAGAACTTGTTTAGAACATCGACAACTCTTTCGTGAGGAGCGGATGAAAGGGCACTGACAGAATCCACGAGCCCCCCAAGATTAAGATAGATAGAGTCAGTATCCGAAGCGATGACATAATCGATGTCCTCTGTACTCAAAGCTGAGTTTACATACTCATTTATCTTTCTTTCAATCCAACGAATTGCAACCTGACCTGTAAGGGTGATTGCTTCTGCATTTTCCAGTTTATAGTGCCTGAAGTATTGGTTACCAATGGCACCATAAAGTGAGTTCAGACAAATCTTTCTCACCATCTGGAAGTTACTAAACTTAGTTACATCCTTGATTGTTTGTGAATGGAGTTCTAACAACTCAGCATCACTGAGGTGTGAGTAACTGCCTTCCTTTGCTTCAATCTTTTGTTCTGGTCCTTCACCCTCTCCACCAATTAGATAACCCATCAGCTCAATCCTCGCTTTTTCATTTCAGATTCAATATCCACTAATTTTTGTTTATAGTGTAACATTTGTTTTTTATACCTAACCCTCTCACTATACATCTTGATGACCAACTCAGGCATCATACCAATCTTATCCTTTCTGTAGGTTGCACCATTAGCAGCAACTGCCACATCTTCAGGTGCAGATACATCACATTCCTTTTTGATGAGACCTTCCACATCAACATCAACTTGCTCATCCAGCAGTGTCTCAGGTGAGATGTTGAGGAACCTAATCAGAGAAGGATACAGGGAGTTGAGGTCAAATGATACAACCCAGTCATAAGCACCAGGGATGGGTTCTTTCACATAAGCACCAGCATACTTGTCACTTTTATCACTCCTCTTCATCAGAGGGAGAACAATGTTTTGCTTCTTCAGGTGGTTGTAGATAATAATGTCCCACAACCTCACCTGCTGGAATGTGTCAGTGTAGTTGCATTTGGCATCATATGCCATCAACATCACCAAGTCAATAAGTTTCATCTTCTCTTCCAACTTATCCACCAGGTCAACGTCAACCAGGTTGTAGTCAACAAACTTTGTCCAGTCTTTGGTGTAGAAGTCTTTGAAGGTGTTAAACTCAGAGTGGTCCAGTTTCTTCTGACCCAACTCAATCTCTGCAATCACATCCAGTCTGTATGACTCCCTGTTGGTGTAGGTAAACTTCTTGTAGATGTCCAGGTAATCAAGAATGGAAACACCAGCAATATCAAAGGAGAGTTGCTTTCTCCCATGCATTTCCACCCACTTCTCACTCACCATTCTCCATGGTGAGATGTCTCTCATTGCATTCAACCCAAGTCTCTTGTGGATGCGATTCACAATGTAAGTGATGTCAAACAACTCCACATTCCAACCTGTGATAACTTCAGGTTGCACACTGCACCACCACTCCATGAATGTTTTGAGGAGAGTAATCTCATCCTCACAATAAACATAATTCACATCATCCCTGGTTGGAGTGTAAGGACGTGAACCAAAGGTGATGAGTTGTTTGGTCTTGAAGTTCTTCAGTGTGATAAGAAGAATCTCTTCCTCTGCCAGTTCTGGTTTAGGGAAACCATTCTCTGATGCAGTTTCAATATCAAGAGACCACAACTTAATCTTATCAACATCATACTGAACATCATCAGGAAACTCTTCTGAAATGTATTGATAAATCCACCTCTCCAATCCATAAACACTGGTGCCAGCAACACCAGAGTAATCCTCAATGAACTGCTTGCAGTCCTTCATTGTGCCTGGTTTCACTGGTGAAACTGGTTTGTTATCCAGTGTTTTATATTTGGTTTTGTTTTTTGTAGGCACAAAAAGGGTGGGCTCAAAGGACACCTTGTCCATAAAAGTCCCACCCTTTGCTTCATCATATCCTCTGATGAGGATTTGGTTTCCATACAACCTGACAAATGTCCAAAATTTCACAGTTTCTGATAATCCTTTTTGTTATTATAACAGATTATCACTCCTCCACATACCTGGGTTCATATTCATCATATGTTTCAGGCACATTCTCATCCTCTGTAAGGAGAACAGGTGCTGGTTTAGGCTTATACTCCTCCTCATTGCCAACCTTCTTCTTATAAGTTTCAGTGATTTTATCTGTTGGTGTTACAACAGTAAGCAAATCACTTGAGTTTAGCAGCACATGTGTATCATCAGTATAAGAAGGCCAAGGGGTTAGCACCACCTTAGTCTTCCCACTGATGAGATGTGGATGAACCAAATGCACCTTTGGTTCATATTGCAACTCTTCAGAGTAGGAGACAATGTAGTCTCCACTCTTTAGTAACAAAAGGATTACATTCATCAGGCAACTTCAACAGGTGCTTCTACTGCCTCTTCCTCTTCCACTTCCTCTGCTTCAGGAACAGACAGAATAGCATTGTATTGCTCAATCACATCATCACGAGGTTCCAGGATGGAAACAATGTTACCCACACTGATGCTGAACTCATTCTCATCAGAGAGCAGGCAATAGGGACCAAAGCCCACATTTACATTGCCATCTTCACCACGTGAGTATGAGGCAACACGAGGGGAACTCACATAATATGCGATAACCTCTTTGGTATCTTTCTTTTCAACTTGCTTCACATCAGCAATGATATGCTGACCAATTGCATTAACGAGTACTTTAACAGCCATGATTGATAGTAATTTTCGAAAATTAGTAGGCCCTGGTATTATAACACCAGGGCAGTTTTTATTAAGAGATGGGAAGAACTTTGCGCTTATGCTCTTCTGGGACTTCCAGACGAATTGTAAGCTTCAACATTCCATCAACAAAGACAGGGGAGTCAACAACAGCATTGTCACTGAGTTGCCAGTTTTTCCTGACATCACGTGATGCAATGCCCTTATGGACATAAGACCCAACCTCCAACTCTTTGTGAGTTGCAGTAATATTTAACACACCACGTTCAACACTGACTTCAATGTCTTCCTTCTTGAACCCAGCAAGGGCAATTTCAAGGCGTTGAGTGGTTTCGTCGATTTTAATGATGTTATACTTTGGATAGTTTTCACTTGCTGTTCTATCAGCAAATGCATCCAGTCTGCGGAAGGTTTCTTCCAGTCCTAAAGATACTGGGGCATACTGCTCCCAGCGTACAAGGTTATTCATTAGGTTCTCCTAAAGTAAGCGAGATAAAGGGTGTGAACCCGAAGCATCCACACCCTTTAGTTATAACACTTTTACTCTTATTATTATATGGGGGAAACCCTACTCAGTCACTTTCTCCTGCTCTGGGAGGCAGTTTGCTCATATCACCATGAGTATACTTCACAGGCTTGGGCTTCTGTCCAGGTTGCCTCTTCATTTGTTCAGGCTTCATAAGTGCCTTCTTTCCATACTTATCAGTGAACCCTTTCTTCACCAAATCAAATGCAGTGGCTTCAGAAATGATGGACATCCATTCATCACTCATGTGAGTAAACATAACCTCTGCTGACATCATATCAGGAGCAAATCCATTTTCAACCAGGTAGGATAAAACTTCATCTCTTGTTAACTCAACTGCCTCTTTCTTGGAGGAGTTGCCCCAGTTGGCAGCACCAGCCTGACGACACTTAACAAGTGCACCAGAGCCATAAGCTGAAGGCCAAACTTTGAATCTACTCTTCACTTTATGGTAACAGGCATCCTTAGTGCCACTACCTTTGCCTTTCTTATCTGCCTCTTCAATGGTTTCAACTTCTTCCTTTTTCACACAGTTTGGATACTTCTTACCAAACATGGTTTTCATACCCTTCTTGGTGTAACCTTTCCAACAGGCTTCATCAATGTTATCACCCTCTTGATTGGAATAAATGCTGTTATAAGCATCAGCCATCAACTGAGAATAGTTCATTTGAGTTTCCTCCTTTTTGGTGTAATCCCCAGAGGGGTGTTTCTTATAATCATCTTTATCAGTGAAAGTTCTCACATTGGTGGGCTTTGCTGCACCACTCTTACTCTGTTGCCCAGAGTCCTGACGTGACTTTCTTGCATCAGCAGAGCGAATCTTCTTCTGTCCTTCCTTAGTTTTCTTAAGTCCAGCAAGACGACGTGATGAATAACACTTAGGAGTTTTTGTTTCTCCCTTCTCATTTGCACAGGGAGACCCATCTGACTGGACCCAACCAGGCTTACCATCCTTGGACTTAGATGCATTAAACCATTTATGAAGAGACCCTTCATAAATGGAGTTATATGCTTCTGTAAAGTTTTGGAAGTTAGTCATTCTTCTTGTTACCAATAGAATACTTTGGAATCAATTCCCACTCAGTCTTTTCCTTATAAGGAATGATTTTAATCTGACTGATGGAAGATGCATTTTCAATGACTTCATTGTTAACAATCTCAACCAATCCCCAATCACTCAGGAGTTTAGTGATTTTGTTACGACGTTGCACATCATTATCAGAGAGATTAGATTCCTTACCATCAAGCAAGAATAACTCTTTAAAGTGCACAATGTAATACTTACCTTGTTTGTGTAAGATATGGCATGATTGAAAGAGTTTTTGCTCATTGCGTGAAGCGACACCAATTCGGGTGAGTGTTTCTCTCACCTTAAGGAAATCATCAGGCTGACCAAGTCTCACCTCAACCATGTCTGCAGCAGACCAATCCATTATTTCATTAAATGTTACACTTTATTTATGAATCCCACCTTTATACTTTGAATCTACAATGGATTTCACTTGCTCAGGAGTGAGGAGTTGCAGTGCTTGAAGGGCTTTCTCCCTTGAATAACCATAATGCTCTTGTATCAACTCTACATGCTTGTGCTCTTCTGGTTTAGGTGGGAAACCAAACCTCTTACCTTTACGCACAGCATAATAATAGAAGTCATATTGGAGAGCAGGACTCAGAGCATGAGCTTGATTCATCTCTTCTGCAAAAAACACACAATCAATATGGTAGGCAAAGCATCTATTCACAAGATAAGGAATATAACCAGACAAGTCATACTCATACTTCTTCTCATTGATTTGCTTTACGAAGTCAAAAGGGCTCTGTTTAGTCATGTAATTCCTTAAAGTAAAACATTACTATCCATGCCAACGAATAGTTTGTAGATACTCCAATACATTCTCACGAATTGCCATCAATTCATTGAAACATCTTTGGTTGTGAGCACATCCACGCAAAGCAGAATCAGGTTTATGAACTGATTCAATGAATAGATCTAGTGCTCTATTGTGTTTAATTTGTTGTGTCTCACCATCAGGTAAGGTATTCTGGTCTTTCATGATTTCCAGGTGCACTCCATCATAAGTTGTGTTGAAAGGGCAAGCAGAGTGATTGAAGGATCTGCTCCATGAAGAATTTTATCTGAATATTCAGCAAAAATCAACACAGCCTGTGGTTTAGATTGGTCCACAAGGTGTGGTTGAATTGCTTTGTAGATATCAGACTCCAGTTTCTTGGGGTGAATGTATGAATGCTCAAACACCCAGTCTCTTGCATCTTGCCATTGCTTCTTCTTCAGATACTCTACCAGTTGCTCTGGTGTATCTTTGAGAATATCAGAAGTGATTTCACCAGACTTAGATTCTGCTTGTAAGTTGTTTAGAATACCACGCCAATCAGGTGCCATGTCCATGACATATTTGGCAAGAACCTTGTCATCATATTGGACATTGAGGGACTTGAGAATTGAAACAACTCGTTTATAGAACTGAGCACATAAAAGTGCCAGGTCTTTAGGGTCACGAACATGGAAATCAACAACAGAGCACCTAGAGTGAATTGCATCAATAATATTGTGTGGGTAGTTACAAGTAAGAGCAAAGATACAATGGTTTTGAAACTCCTCAATCAGTGCTCTGAGTGCCTTTTGGCTGTCCTGTGTGAGGTTATCTGCCTCATCCAGGATTACGACTTTCTTTCCTCCAAACATTGAGGAGCAGGAGGCGTATTGGGCAACAGTAGTTCTGATGTCACCAATGCCACGATCAAGACTTGCATTGATAAACAAAACATCAGCGTCAATCTGCCCACATAAAGCTTTGATAAGCGAAGTCTTTCCAACTCCAGCTGGTCCTGCCAAGATGAGGTTTGGGAATTCTCTTTCTTGTGCATAAGTCGCAAACGTTTGTTTTATTTTTTTAGGGAGAATGCAATCATCCACAGTTGTGGGTTTGTAGCATTCTACCCACAAGTATTTGTCAGTAGTCATCAATTAGATTCAAAAGTGGAGTCGGGTTCAACAGCGATGTAGTAAACAATTGGCATTGCGTGGTGTGTGAATTGTGCCAAGTTCTTCTTGCTCACAATAACATCATAATCACCACTGATGAGGCGAAGGTTCTCCACCTTCAGATTGAATCTAAACACAGAATTAGTTTCACCAACTGTGATGCGATAAGAGTTAGAACCAGAGTTTTTCTTGTCACTCACTGTGAGCACAATGGTCTCTCCATCACCCACCAGAGAAACATCAGGGATTTGCAACACTGCTGCTGCTTTCTTCACCTTCTCCAGTGATTCATCAGTGAGAACAACACACACATCCTCAGAGGGAAGTTTCAGTTCTTTATCAGGTGGTGTGGTGATTACAGAGGGATCGCTGTAACGATAATCAATGGAGTTTGAACCATCTGTGATAACAATAGAGTTATCATTGAACTCCAATTCAGCACCAGGAACCAGAGACATTGCATTCAGAAACTGGTTGAGGTCATAGATGGCAACATCACGTGGAAACTGCTCAGTGATGGTTGCTTCAACCAGCACATTTTTCATCACACTCATGCTCCTCAGTTTATTTCCTGATTTGATGAGGAGGGATTGGTTAATAGTGGAAAAGTTCTTTAGAACTGAAATGGTGTCAACAGATAAAAACATAATCAGGAATCGTAATCAAGGTCATTATAGCGGTAAGCATAATCTTTGTCCACCGCAACTTTAAGGATGATAAAATATCCAATCAAGTCCATGATAACGTCTTCATCAGTCTCAATCAGATTATCACCCTGCATAACTCTATTGAGTTTATCATCAATCCTCACAAGGATTTGCTCAATGGGTGAAGATTTGGACATCACCCTGCGTGGATTGAGGGCAGCATCTCCATACTTCTTATTCTTTTCAAGAAGCATGGCTTTCACCTTATCACAAACACGAGCAATAGCTTGTTGTGAGTTAGTGAATAAATTACCAACAGCGTCTTCTGTTGCAACGACGCCAGGGTCGTCTAGGTCTTTGATATCGTGGAGGGAGGTATACTGGTGCATTATAAGAGTAGTTACACCCACCATTATAACACGACAGTTGACTATTGTTTAGTGCTGCGCCTAGAAGTGTTCCCAGAATTACGCTTGTTGCGTTTAGTTGGGGTTGCTGGGGTTGCTGCACTATTACGACTTCTTGTGCTTTTGCGCTTGCTGGTACTAGGAGCAGTGATAGTAATAACAGATACTTTTTCATTTGTTGTTTTAATAAGGGGTGCTATGGAGAGTAATTTAGTTTTTTTATATCCACATTCTTTAACTTGTTTGTTGAAGTGTGCTTTGGCTTTTGCCTCACTTCCTAAAAAATACATCCAGGATTTGATACCTTCAACTGTAAAAGTGATTTCTAACATAAAAAAAGGGGGGCAAAGACCCCCCAAGTATCAGGATTGGGCTGGAGGTGCAAACATTGAAACCTCATCGTTCCACCATGTATCAAACTCAGAACGCAGATACTCTGCATCAAGTTTATAATGCTCATTGCCTGTCTTTTTAAAGTCAGAAATAAGCTGTTGCATTTGACGATTTAAATCATGCGAAGTGATATCCATGATTAGTTCCTCCAACTGTTGTTTAGTATTGCAGACCCTGCTTTTAGCCTTTTTATTCATGAGCTTGAAGTGATTAATTAAAAGATAACATAAATTCCTTTATGTGCAAAGACAGCCAAAGGCAGTCAAAGGGGTTACAAGTGTTGTGGACAGCGTGTAGCAGCAACAGCGACAGCCATTGTGCCTAACCCATCAGTTTCAAGGAGAATCTTTTCAACCTCCTGTGGGTCATGTTTTTGTTGTGCTCTATGAAATGCGATTAACACTGACTTTACTTGGTTGTTGCCTTTTGATCGCAACTCACAATAGTCACCACTCATCGCTGTTAGTAAAATCGCTAGTGTCAACATCTGGACAACTCCTATAAAATGTGCCTTCTATGTAACACGATCCCTTTTGTTGTGTGGTTGTAGGGCGTGTTTGCCTTATTATTGTCTCCACACAATCAAGGGGATTAAAATTGCATAAAGGCAGAAAGAATACTGCTAGGGATTTAGTAACTAATGAATCTTTCATTAGTGTAATGTGATTCCCAGTCCTCTTCATCATAATCTTCATCAATTCCGTAGTAAGATTCATAAAACATGTCTGAATCAATTCCATCAAACCCAATGTGTTGTGCAAACTTTTCTAAATCTTCATTGAGAAAGTAATTGTGTTGCATGGTAATTAGAAGAGGCAGGGTTATTTAGTGTGCTCTTGAATCATAACACAGAAAACCCCTGCTGTAAAGCTTGACACCCTGCTGGTTTTTGGTTACAATGTAAGTGTAACTTTGAAACCCACAATGAAAGTCGTCTTTACCCGCAGTGATTTGAGGTTTGTTGAGATTGATGAGCATGATTACAGGATGCAGGAGTTGAATCAGCACACAAAACGATGGAATGATTGTTATTTGTTTGCTGGTAAAGAGCAAATGTTTATTGCTCTTGAAGATTTTGATTATGCTTTGATGTTAGCAGGACGCCCTTGTTACATAAAAGATGTGGTGAGGGGACATAAGCACACCTTATCACACTCATAATCAATGCTGATGGGAAGCCCCTTGCGCTCCAGCTCAGGGGGTGTTATGATAAAAGAGTAAAGCAAAGGAGCACCTTAT